CTGCTCTCTTGTTATAACACCATCAGAGTAGTAGCCGTCTGGTGCGCAAATAGTTAAGTCAGAATCTAAAAATACAGTTGTAGCAGAACTTAAACTTGGACCATTTAAATAATATGAACCGGGTAATATAGGCATATTTTAATTTTTATATTGAACAATCACAACATATATCATATAACTCAGCAGGGTTTGCTGTGTAGCATAACTGAACAGGCTCAGCAGCTCTGTAATCCCAAACTAAATACAAGTACTGACCTGCTGATGTAGGATCAACTGTAAACTGTGCCTGATGTATATTCCCACTTTGCGTAATAGGACCTGCCACTTGCAGTAAAGGAATTAAAGCATTTAAGTGAGCAGAGTTATTGCCATACAATACATTAGTCCTTAGATACTTAAACTTATCTGTTAGTACATCAAAGTTAAAGTCAACAAAAGATGGGTATATCTTATTATTTATCATAGTGTACGTGCTACCTGCAATTGGTATATAACCTGTTCCTGCTGCACCGTAAGTACTTTGATAACTAGATACTAACGGATTAGAAGACCCACTAGCAAAAACTACCCAACTGCCATCTAAAGGAGATACATAACTACCTACCTCATACCTTCCTTGGATTAATGTAATTTGACCAGAATCGTTATCGTTAGTAAGAACTATCTTGATAACAGTTAGGTTATCTACTACAGGACAACTTAAATTAAAGTCAAATGCTACGTTACCGTTTGCTATAATAGAAACAGAACACTCATTTACATTAGGTAAATTCTTAGTAAATGTTAAACTTCCACTAGATGTTTGTATACCAGAATTATATGTAGTCCCGTTATAAGTTACATCTACCTCAAAATTTGCACTTAAATCTATGCTAACAACATTCCATGTTACATTTACATCACCAACAGGAGCGTTTAAGTTTACACAAAAATCATATGTGCTTGTGTTACCCTCACCTTGAGCATAGTAAAAAGTTCTGTTAGTCCCACAGCCAACACAAGGTTCTTCTATTGGTATCTTTACATCATTTGTAGATAGAACGTACTCATTTAAGTATGGGTCGTAAGCACCTAACTTTTGCGTATTAAATGACGAGTTAAACGTATCTCTAAACCAAGATCTCATACCCATCTCAGATATAACATTTAGTTGGTCGTTTTGAGATGAGTTACCTCTAAGACTTAACACAGCACCCCTCTTAGCGTCAGTAAAAAATCTTTCAAATCCCCACTGAACATAACTCTCAGGGTTAAAACTGATGCCATACTTCTCAACCCTCGCAATTTGCGTACCCAACACCTCTGGTATAGATGTAATCACACCACCTGCTGCTGCGTCTGATAATAAGTTTTTACCTGCCAAAACGTAAGATATCTTATCCTCTTGAAGTACAAGTATGTCCGTCTCCCTTCCATCAATCAACTGAATTGCACCAAATGATAACTCTAGGTTTTTATAATTTAACAGACCTAAGTTAAATTCATTCAGTTTATTTACATTTGTCTCAGGGTTAAATACACCACTGTACGTCATATCAGCAATCCTTCTTATCTCTTTATAGTCTTGAGATGAAACTGAATTTACTCTCTCGCCTAAGTTGAAATCCTTGCCAAGTATTGAGTCTCTTATTTTATAACTCTCTACACCATTTCCAAAACAAAAGCAATTAAAGAATCCTGTGTCAACTATGGCGGACTGTGACGATGTTTGATTTTGAAGGTTACCCATGTGGTATCCATTTGAGTCTATTTCAAAGGATAGGTTGTTCTCATAAAATATATCGGGTAGCGTCTCCTGTGGCTCAGTCTCAAATACAACTGTATCTACTGTTCTAAATATAGTTATATCGGCAGTAACTACTGAGTTTCTCTTATTTTCATCAAACCATCCAGTACAAGCAGGCGGACCCATTAGTAGTAATCCTTGCTGATTTGTTGTTGGATCTTTGTATACTTGCCAATAATTATCACATACTGCTCTTTGAGTTGGGAATAATCCTGTTACATAAACATTATTAACTGCACAGTTATTTCCTGCAACAAATTGACTACCACTATTTATAGTTGTCGCTATATTATCACCATTCCACCAATCGTAAATACTACTATAATTAGCAGAAGAAATAAATCTTTTTTCATATGTATACATCCTAGTCTCACAAGCATTATCACCAAATCCTTCTCTAGAAAATTTTACATATATATTTATTATAGATCCAATAGGAATTGATATGTCTAAATAATTACCTGGATTACTAATATCAGGAACACTTAAAGGATAATCTAATTTACCGTTAGGGTTATAGTTTGTCTGTACATCAGTTCTTGGACCTATTGCTATTACTGCATCATCAGAGGCATCAAAATTAAATCCAGACGGAGAAACTTTAAAATAAACTCCTGAAGGGGATAATATATTGGGGTCTAAAAAATTTGCTTGCTTGGCTTCTTTTTCTAATACAGTAACAACAATACACTCTGAAGAAATTTGAGTAGGCGTAGCTTTTACAATAAGACGATCACCTACTTCAACTTTTCTCATATTTTCACCTTGGAGCAAAAAGTAATAATCATTTTGATCTGGATCTTTAAAAAATATATTTGAGTATATGGTATCGTACTGATACTTATCGGTTCTGCAAACAAACTTATACCTTTTAGCCCAGGCAGGTGCTAGTTGTGTAGGTGGTATGTATGCGTAAATCTTATTGACATTTTTAGAATTTTCGCATAAAATTTGAACTGTATTATTTTGACTGACATTTACAGGTGTAGACCTATTAAATTCATCCATATAGATGAGACCAATTTCATACCCACGATTACTATGAAGACTTTTATTTGCCTGATCTTTTTGATATAATGCACTATGTTCTATCACTTTAAAATAAACATACATATCTTCTCCAACAGGAACTCCAGCAGAATTATATAAAGTATATTTTTGAGATAAAAATTGTATTTGAATAATATTACTAGTAGTGGAAGTAATTATAGATATTGGCTCTAATATATTATTTATACCAGCCCCTACTCTACCCCAAGTTCCTGAATTAGATAACGTAACAACATAATTCTCTATTTTACAATTAATCTCATCTGTCATTGTAGTACCATTACATAAAGCACTAAGAGGAGATGTAGGTTGTATATTTGATATCGTTCCTATTTTATTTTGAAATTCAGCACTAGTTGCTAAATCATAAACTGAATTATAATTTTGACTTAAATATATACTAAATGAAAAATCTATTGGATTATTATAATAATTAAAATTAGGAGGATTAGTTGATGGGTTTGGAACATATTCTACTGTGTCATATGATATAGAACCATTAAAACTTATTATACTTCCAATAGTTAATGGTATGTTAGTTAAATCTATTTCTAATACAGAATCTACTAACGAAATAGGACCATTAATATTATAAGTTCCACTTGTTAAAGATGTGTTTATATTAATAACTGAATTATCTTCTGTTTTGTGTTCTATATAGTAATCTAAATTTACAGGGTTTCCGTTCTTGTCAACCAAGTCATATCCCTCTACATAGTTACCATAAACCAATCTGTTCCCCATTATCGTTTGAGCCTTGGCAAATCTAGGCACGTTATCGTACAACCTAAGCAACTCAGACTCATTTAATACTGTAAATATTTTACTACCATCAAATAAGTACGTTTGGTTTATATTGTCAGCCGTCTTTCCTAACTTCTCTATTACCTTAATTACGTTATTGTTAGACTCCTTAAATAATAAGTCTATACCAACAACAAGAGGGCCACCGGTATTGTAAGTTACCTCAACTGAGTTGGCTTCATTCTGCATTCCCTCGTTAGTAAAACTTGACTGAGAAAACTCAAATGGGCCTGGAATAAAAGCAACCTCAGACCACTGAGATGTGGCTGAATATTCTCCGTTCCCATACCTATACCTGTAGGCAAAACATATGAACCTATCCTCTAAAAAGTTACCTATGTTTTGATTTGTCACAAGGTTTAGTGTAGGCGCAGCTGTAGGTGGCTTCTTTATAACAAGTAGTGACTCGTACAGTAGGTCTGCGTTACCTGCTCCATCCACAAGTGGCGAACCAGTTGGGTTTGAGTAGGAAGAATTTATATTTATAAACCTAGGTGGGTTGTAGTCGTCAGTAAAAAATAGCAAGTCTTCAACTAAGTCCACACCAGTTATAAGGTACTGACTGTTAAAGTTTAACGTTGTATCTACACCACCACCATCATTTACAGATATTACGTGGTAGGTAAGGATACTGCTGAATACATTAAATGATACTATCAAATCTATTTTACCTGTAGGGCTTGATGCAAAGTCTGGATCATGTACAAACCAATAGATTGTCTCTCTCGCACTATCATCAATAGCCCCTATGCATTTAGCCGATGAACTTAATGCACTACCGTTAAATGACAAATTAGACAGAGGAAGGTTGCCCTTTGTATTTTCAATTACACCAACCTCAGACTTTTCGGTAGACCCCATGCGAACATTCATAGCGTCTATGTACTCACCATCCGGTACAAGCCTTTCGTCAACAGACTTGTTCATCTTACCTGCCGTAAAATTTCTTGATATATATGCCATATTATTTTATTACTTTATCCATACCCCTTAAGTTCATCAACAGCCTGCCTGGGTGCATATTACTCATCCTGATCTTAGCATTTCTTAATAGTGCGCTCTTCTCCTTTCTAGCCCTAGCCACGATATACTCTTGAACACCTAACTTAGAGTTTAGTATCTCAAATTTTATTGCAGAGTATATGTACTGCTCAAATAGTTTATTTACAGTAATTAGTGAGTTATCTCCATTCTCCATACCATCTGACACATACTCAAGTATTATAGTCTCATCAGATAGCATAGAGTCAAAGTTAATTACTCCAGACTTCTTATCTATAGTAAACGTAGGGTTAAAGTTTGCAGTCTCAGTATTTAAACCAAATCTAGCCCCTACCCCGTAGTCAAAGTACCACATATTGTCTATGTTCCAACCAGACTGACCGTGAAACTGATGCCCTTCGTTTAAGTATATACTCTTCTTTGTGTGGTGAAGCCTGTCGTAGTCTATGTTAGAAAACTGAGGCTCAAGTATATTCCCATTTTGGTCAAACAATATGTTACAGTTATGGTCTTGTAGGTAAGCCTTAGACGTTAGTGTTTGAATATTTTCAGTCAATGGTCTTAGGTAGCCATCCTTGTATAAGGAAATCCTAACCCAATTTACATAGTCGGGTGGTAGCACATACCTAAGTTGGTCGCACACAGACAACTCAAGTATCTTTATCTCCTTGAATGCATCGTAGTTTAACTCTTGGATGGCACGCTTTGCGTGGAACAATACCTTATACCTCTCCTCATTATTAACCAATGAATGGTTTCCCGTGTACATAAGCATAAAGTTATTAACTACATCCTGTAGGCTAACATATTGGTAAGACCCCCAGTTTGCGTCCTGAGGGTTATTACCGTTGTTATTATAGTATTGGTATTGTGATATGTATCCCATTTTTTATTTTTTATTGACCTGCATTATTTTGTTGCTCCTGCGCTATGCCATACTGCGTAATCTCAAGTTCTCTTATAGATAGACCACAGTACTGAAGAATCTTTAACACCAACTTAAATTCATCCTCTAAAGGTAACTCAAAATCTTGATAATCTACTTGTGTTTGGTCGAAAACAGGTTCTCCATTTGCTAAACTAATATACGTCCACTTTGGATCTTTTGGATACCTAAAGTAGGTGACATTAACCGCACCGTAACCACTGATACTATTAGGGTATATGGTAACCACCTCATTGTTTATAGTGTACGCAGGAAACGTGCTGGATGGCGTTGTAAGCAACGAACTAACCAAACTGGTAATCTTTCCCACAGATACCTTTTCAGCCTCTGACACGTTAACTGATGAGTACACAGCGTATGTATTTGGTGTCGCTAGAAATATGTCGTCGTTCAAATCTAACGTAGTAGCCGTTACAGCGGATACGGTGGAAGAAAGGTACGTGTTCTTGTTAACTACTATATCCCCTACAGATACCCCTAGGTTTACAAAGTTAACCGTGTTGTTTATAAGTTGAAATGAGTTCACAGATGTGTTAGTGCCTGCACTTAGTAAGCCATTGTAACACAAAACCTTGTTAAACATATAGTACCCAAACCCTGTCGTTATATCAGACGGGGCGTAGTACCTGTTTATTATATTACCGGACGCTGTTGGAAATGGTAAGATAAAGTCATTACGTAAGAAAATCTCTAATACCTCAGCAATAGGTTGCTCTAGGTCTGCATAGTCTGTTCCTGCCCCCCTGGCATTTTCCATATTGATTATCTTGTTATAACTACTAAAGTAAGACTCAAATATCTCCATCTGAGCCTGCTTAGCAAACAAGTTAAAGTCTGAAGGTGAGATGTATCCGTAATTATTCTTATTTAAGATAGACAACACGGTATTTCTTACTGAATTAATCATACGTTATTTTTTACAAATATAAAAAAAAGAGGGCAGAAATTTGCCCCCTCTATGTTTTTATCGTTCACATTTTATTCTGAATCAAGAAAAGTCTCTAACATTTTTAAGTATTCAAGACCTTCGTCAGACTGCAACATATTACAAGCGTAATCGTATGGGTCTTCATTAAATGGAACTGTGCAGAACTTTTTCTTATTAGATGGCGTATTAAACCAAACTTATTTGTTGTTATTTCTCAAAGTCAATAACTTATGGTCGAAGAATGATCTAACCTTCGCTTGATATTTCAAATCAGGGTCAGAAACCGCTTGCAAGAATTCTTTAGGATTGTTTTTAGCAAAAACTAATACATCCCTCTTTAATTCAGCAGTTGTCATCGTAAGTGGATCAATGCCAAACAATACCCTCGATATCATCTCAAGTTGGTCTAGTGTCATCTGTCTGGCCTCAATCATAGCATCCGCCTCACAAGCCAAGTTCTCTAACTCAGCACTTGCATCTTTTTCCTTGTCTACCTCTTCAAATGTAGTCCCATTAAGTGGGTGGTAGTGAAGAAAAGCCTGTAGCACAGGGTTAGTCCTTGGAACAACTAACATACCATCTTCAAAAACAATAGGCTCAAGTATAGCGTTACCGTCCTGCTCGTCTTCAAATGGTGACTTTTGATTGGATGCATACCTTAAAGGTCTATTTATATTTTGCTCCTCATCAAAGTACAACAATCTATATCTAGGGTGATTTCTTGATGGTAAAGTAAAGGATAATGGGGTCCCATTCTTTAACTTATAAATTCTGTCTTTCTGTGGTAAGTTTTTAACTGACATTTTTAGTTGATTTAATTAAATTAAAAAAAAGGAGTACCCCAAAGGTAGAGGTACTCCCATTTGATTTTTATCCGTATCTGAATAGAACGAAGTTGTTAGCACCTAAAGTACAAACGCAACGCTCAGATAAGAAGTTAACCTCCATTGCATCCAAGTCGCTAGTAGCTGCGCCACCTGCTGAACCTGTGATCCAAGTCTTGTAACGTCTATCTTCAGCCTCAGTAGCACGATAGCGAACATGTAAGAATGGTCTCTTAGTGTTCTTACTCATAATTTGGTCGTAAACACTTGTAGAACCGGCAGGTACAAGCAATCCTGTAACAGTACCTGTAGCAGTAGCAGCAGTTGTACTAAGACCACCTCTCATGGTAGGATCGTTCAAATATTTCCAATCAGACTTGTAGAAGTCATAACCACGACGGAATCCAGTGAATCCTAAGTTCAAAGCCATGGTTACGTCGTTATCAAACAATCCGTAAGATGCACCAAATGAAGGTGTAGCAGGGGCCGCAGTTGATAAACCGTTAAGACCTGCTAACATACCGTCGATGTCGAAAGATAATTGTCTGTTACAGAAAACAACGTTCTCTTCGATAGCACCTTGCTTGTCAAGTCTTTGGATAATGCTATCCCAATCTGCTAAGGTAGTTGGTGTACCTGCACCCCAAACGTTACCACGATTTTCTACAACGTAGAAGATACCCTCAGACCCTAAAATACCAGTAGCCGCAGCTCCAGAAGTGTTACCAGCAGGAACTGTTTCAATCATAGAAGTCTCTAAGTAGTCTTCAAAACGAAGGCGTGTCTCATGCTCAGACTTTAAGTACCACAAGTATCCTGTAGCCCCATTCTCAGATGTAACCTCAACCCAACCGATTTGAGCCATGTCAGATCCATTTACTGCATATCTGTCCTTAAGGATAATTGGCTTGTTAGAGAAGATTTCATCTTCTGACTCAAGAGATCCAATCATTCCTGTAGTTCCTTTTCTGAATTCAGAACCGTAGACAAAGATAGTGATACCTGCAATAGAACCAGGAGGGATTGCACCAAAAGACATACCAGCGTTTTCATAAAAAGCAACGTCGATAGTACCTACAGTTGCAGTACCAACTTGAGTTACCGCTGTTACGATAGCCTTGTTGTAAACACCTGTAGTTGACAACTGGATGAAAACTGTTTGACCTACTCTAATACCAACTGTAGAAACGTTGTTGTTCGCAGCAGGAATGCTAAAGGTAGCTGTATTAGAACCAGCCACATCTGTAGTAGAACAGTTTACATATTTGATGTGCAGACGACCTTGCTCAGCCCACTTGATTTGGTCAGAGTTAGAAGGCATTTCAGCACCTACCATTCTAAGGAATGATGCGATTGTTCTGTTTCCGTAACGTTCAAACTCCTTCTCATATGTATCAGGTAAGTACTGATTCAAGAAGTCAAAGTTTGTGATGTAATTTGAAGATAACGCCAACTGCTCTACGGAAGGTTGCAATTGGTACGTTGGTGTACCTAATAAGTTACCAGCCATTTTTTAAATTTTTAAAATTATTTATAATCTTTTTGCACTACGTATTTTAAGATTCCTTCCAGAATCAGGGTTCACCGATCTAACCTGCATCCCTCCATTTTGCTTTTGAATCTCTGGACTTCTGCGCTCAGTCATATTTATATTTTTTGTCTTACGCATAACATCATCAGTAGCATCAGCCATACCTTGCTCATAAAAGAACTTGGCAAACCTTTCGGGATTCATAGCAACTGCTAAAGCCTTATGGTATCCTAACGCATCTTTTATCATACCATTCTCATCCAAGAACTTATTAATAAAATTTGCAGGAGTTGATTGTAATTTCTTTAATTCATTAGCATCACTTGGTAAAAAGTTGACTTTCTTGTCATTTAAATTGAACTCAAAACCTTTGAACTCATTTGAAAATACCTCGCTAGTCTTTTGATCAAACCACTGACGCTTACGATTGTTTTCCTCCTCAATAGTTTTAGCACTTGATATGTAATTACGATAAGCCTCAAATTGCTCCTTCTCCTCTTTAGAAATTCCTGCCGTACTTGACTCAAGGGGCGTCTTATATTTCTGTTTTTGAGATTCAAAGAATTTTTTAGCCTCATTTATAATTTTCTTTTTTGCGATCTTGGTTTTCTTGATGTGTGACTCATCGTCAAGATCTTCGTCGTAAATATACTCCTCCATCATCATTTCTATATCATCACTGTCTAACCCCTCTTGAGTTTGTATTAAGTACGACTTTATTAAATTGTCTTCAGGTATAGATTCTAAGTCTTCATTTAACTTTATGAAATCTTCAAATCCTCTACCAGTTTCCCTCTTGTAGTTTAAGTAAGCGGCCACATCCTCAGGCAATTCTTCGTTTGATTTCCTTTCAGATACCAAGTCCTCAAATGAGGATATCTCCTTGTTGTATCTTTTGCCCAAATACTTTAATACGTCCTGCTCATTTAACTCTACATCTTGAGGTGTTGTTTGTGTCTCAATTATACTATGTTCCTCACTTTCAATTAACTTTTTCTCGTGATTTTCAACTAACTCTCTTTCAATTTCTTGAACACTTTTAGGTTCTTCCGAGTCTAATAATCTTACTTTGTATTCCATTTGATTAGATTTTAATTTACAAAATTATATAAAAAAAATTAAATTTTACTATCTAGGCTCAAATTCTGCTAAATCAAATCCATCTAGACTATCTTCGTTTGATTCAAAGTTCTGAGGTGGTAAGTTGTTTTTACGCTGATCTATCAACTTAGACTGCTGTGTATTCTGTATGCTTATCCTCTTATTCTTCTCCTCTTCCTTCCTGTTATCTCTGTCATTTATCAACCTTTGACTCATCTCATTTAAAGATTGAGAGTACTGAAACTCCTCAGCCATAAGTTGAGACTTAAGTTCAGCCTGTTGCTTCATTTTCTCTATGTCAAAAGCAACCTCAGCCTGCTTAATTCTTATCTTTGACTGAGTCTCAGACTCTATCTTTTGCATAGCAATCTGACCTGCCATCTGTTGAGACTGCATATTCTGTTGTGCCTGCATCTGTTGCTGTTGCATCATCATCTTCTGTTCGTTCTCCTGCTTCTTTACCCTCTTAAGTTTAAGCAACTGATTCGCTAGTTTCAGATTCTTTAACTCACGTATATCTATAGCATCCTCTAAGTTTATGTCACCCTTCTGTAAAGCCATCTGTATGTTAGCCTCTAGTTGCGCTCTTTGTTCCTCATCAGGTGCTACCTCTATAAAAATACCAAAGTCATATATATACAAGTCCTTTATATCATTTAGTATGGATACATTAAACTTACCAATCTTATTGATAAAATCCTCTCTAAAGTCTGAGTACTCTAATATGTCTGATATCCTATAAGTTATAGCCTCCGCCAAACTACGATATATGTACAATGAACTGTCTAATATGTGTCTAGTTGCTGTGTTGCTATTTAAAGCGGC